CTGCATTTTACATAAACTACTACCCAAAAACTACTATAGGAATAAAATATAAATCCCACACCAATAATAATAAAATATATAATAAAATATAACCCATATAAAATTAGGAAATCACATTATGCATGATTCCTGTAAAATATAAATCAAGTAATAAAATTGTTTTGTAAATCTACTACATTTTAAAATGCCACGTCTATACTATTTGGCATCTTGTCTTCAAACCACAAATCATCTAAATCCTCCCAGTTAAGAGTGGTTGTTTCTATATTCTGGGAGGCTAAGGCACTATTTAACTCCTTTTTAAACTTTTCAAAATAGTCTTTTCCATGACCATGAGCTTCCAATAAAGCACTCTCTACATTAATTTTAGTTGATGCTTTCTTATTTACACTCTTCCAAACCCACAAAGGAATTTCTTCCACTGAAATTATATCCAACGGAGCTAACATATAACCCTCTCGCATATCATGCTTTCGAAACTTACGTTTTAAAAACATTGCCTCCATAATATTAACAAATGGTTTTACATCTTGATTATCTTTCTCCGCAGAAGTTGCTGTAATACCATATTCAGAAAAGAATTGTTGGATAGTTAAAGTGTTAAAAACATCTTTAAAATCATCGGACACCGACATTATTAAATCATCTCCATAAGCTACCATACACACATGTTTTCTCATAACAGCAAAAATATCAGGTCCAAATGTCAGTGCTTTCTGTTTACATAAAACACTCCACGCTATTAATATATATAACTCATTTACATGCGTATTTATAATCGTAGTTATTGCTGCACCCGAAGGTGATCCTGCAAATTGTCTATAAACCGTTGCACTCATAGCATGAACACTATGTAAACACTCATACATTAAAGCCCATAATTCCGTAGCATCTACACCTTCTACATTTCTCACAATCCATTCTATAATAACTTGTGCCGCAGCATGTGCAACACCTGAATTAAAAGCCGGTCCAAAATTTGAATAATCTAACATTATAATATTATAAGGACTTATATGTGTAAGTCGTCTAAACAGTTCAGTCCATTCTTTCCCTTTAGCATTAATTCCCACTGCATGTCCAGCATTAAATCGTGCACTCATAAAAGCTGCTGAATAATCCAACATATTCTGTCTCATTGATATAGTATAATCAGTAGGGCTAGCACAAAATACTCTAGTTCCTCCTTGCTTATTTCTTTTTGTTAATAATTTACGTTCATCTTTTAGGGTATCTACAAATATAGTTGTTGGAATTATACCCTGTTTACGTAAACTTTCTTTACGTTTTATCTCTTCCAACAACGACTCATCACATTTAACATTTATTATCTCTCCATGCTCATCCCTTTCAACATGAATAATAGAAGATTTAGTTGTATTCTCTGATAATTGCCATGGATAACCCGCACTCGTATCTAACTTCATAGGGTCATAATAAGGCAATCCAACAAAACCAGTAATAGCTTGTTCTACTGTTAGACGTTTAGGATTTACACGCAAGGGTTTAACACTACTTAACAATATGTCTGACAATGCTCCAGCGCATCGATTCAAAATTTCCGGTGTAAAATCTTTTGTGACTTTGCCATGTTTTCTACATCCGTACCATAAAGGCGACCTTTCATATTGTAGACTTTTATAATTTTTATCCTCACTTGACAAAAAGGCAGGTGCTGTTTTTGGATTACCTGCTACCAAACTCCTTTCTATTTTTGTTTTCTTTGGACAAAACGGTACTCGTCCTTTTGGCAAAGCTCCTAAATAATCCACTACTGTTTCCATATCAAACACAGCTGCGTCTTCCCTTTCTTCCAAACTTTCAAATTCAGTATTCTCATATTGCAATTTAATAGTTGATCCTATTACCTCCTCAATAGATTCTACAGTCAATAGAATACCATAACCTTCATTAACATCTGATCCTGCAAAATGCATTGATCTTATTGGTCGTTGTCCATTTGTAATTAACAAGGAACTGCATGCCCCTGATTCTGAATGATTATATTTTACAACGTCATTAGCAACCATAACCGAACCATCAACATCTTCAACTTTAACATGTTGTACAATGCCAAAGATGTCTACATCACGCACACCTATCATTTGTCTTTTACGAGTAGGAACAAGAACTAATGTACCGTTACTTGGGAGATAACTAAATAAGTCTTTCTCACGTTGTACAAACTTTAGTATATTTTTAAATAATGGGAACGATTTAGGTAATCTGAAAAATACTAAGTCAGTATTTGCCATAACAACAAAATCTCTTTCCGAATATGTATATACTTTACGCATATGATTAGAATCTCCGTTCTGGTACATTGCTGGTTCAATTGTTATTTTTGTACTCTTACTCATTACATGTAAATAGTGAGTCGGCATAATACACACGTTCGAAACTAATCCTGTCGCAGCTAATTGTTTTTCAATTTTATCATCTTCCCAAATTTTAATTAAAATATAATTACGTGCAATTTGCTCTGCCACAACATTACTAAGTTCCTCAGCTTGTGGAACAATTTCTCTTCTCTGAATACGAACACTTCTATTTAACCTACGTAATTGACGAATTTCACCACTATTATAGTTCATATCTGATTGTGGACTTGTAACATTATTAAAAACCCGTGTAAGCCCATAAACTCCTCCTAAAGTAGCTACTACAAGAGAACACACAGTTAACATACTCTTATAATTATCGAACTTCTCGGTTAAATACTCCCACCAACTAGGAGCGAGCAAAATAATTGACCCTGCCATCCAATTAGGTCGTAACAATCTAGGTATACTCTCAATTACATGTTCTCGTCGTACAACATTATTATGCACAGCTACATACTTTTCAATAATTCTACTACGATGTTGTTCCATCCATTTTGCATAAAATTCTCTCACGTTTTCAACTATTTTAAACGGGCATTCATCACAACAAAACCCATCTTCTACATAAGTCATAGTAGTATGGATACCATCAACAACAGGAATTCTCCACATCCAAATATTATTATCTGAATAATTTCTTCGCTCATAAACGGCTGCATGGACATTTTCTATCAATTGACTATGTAAACATGTAGCAACTAACTTAACTTGCCTAGTCATATAATCTTCAAGAATATCTTCATTAATACGCACATTTAAAAGCACATTAGGTTCTTCTTCTGTTACAACTTCTTGCAGAGGTTCCACTTCAGGCCAATCACTGTCCATTTGAACTACAATATTATTAGTGTTATCAGTCAATAGTTCTGAAACTCTTGACCCTATTTCCATAGCAATACTACTATTTTGTACTGTAGTATAAGTAGCCATACTAGCTTCTGTACCAATAGAATGTGGTGAAAAATACATCTCACTTGCCAATACGATACCAGAACCCATAGCCATACCGAAATTTTCACTTGTTGGATACAATAAATTCTTAATAATACGCAAAATTTGAAAAATTTTACAAGGATATGATGAAGCCATTTTATTTAAATAATTTAACAGAGGTGTTAGAAATTGTCTACCCTTTTCTAATACCCATTTTATAGCTAAATACAAACCACCTGTACTTCCATGTAGTATAACATCCATATGAGGATCTCGACAAACAGGACATGTAACTACATTACTATGTTGGTTCATACCAAGATAACACTCTGCGCACACTGCATGTAACTCACCTGCCTGACGACAACCATATTGTAAAATTTTATCTTCTACAAAACAAACATTACATCTACCTTTTAAAATCGACATTTGACTTAGAATTTTATCTAGATAAGTTTGAACTTTATTCCAACCCCAATTACTCATTCGCACAACAAAGTGTGGTGAAAGTAAAAATACACCTACAGCTCCTGAAACTACATCTACTGGTGCTTGAAATACATTTTCAGGTTCTTCGGAGACTGTTACAATTGCATCAATAGGTGCCCTTTCAACATTAGCAATTATCTCATTAATAGATTGTGCAAGTTGTTCACTTGGTAACCACCCTGTCTGTGCAACATTAACAGTTCGTAATTGTGTAGCATAAAATAATTCAAATGGATCAGCAATTTCTCCTTGAGTTGCATTCTCAAAACCAACTCGAAGAGATTGCATACGCTGTTTTACATTAATTGTTTCTTGTTGGTGATATCTTTTATAGCGTTTCTTTAAATATTCTAATGTTACTGAATAATCTTGATATACAGAACTCTTTGATTCTTGACAACTGGAATCTTTCCACATTGTAAATTCAAATTGTTGACCTATGGAAATACCACGTTCCCTATATTCCCGAGGCGCTATTCCTTTATATTCTTCCTTTACTCGAGCTTCTAACACTATATCCCTACGTCTAAAAACTGCGTCTTTATGATTAGCAACATTACTAACACACGATGGAAAAGCATCATTACATAATTGTAGAACAATTAAAGGGTTAGCTTTCACTTTCTTATCTGCTAAATCTGCCATTTCAGGAATAAATTCACATGTGGATTTTAACATATATAATTCATTCAATTGCTGTGTTACTATCTGAGGGTCAACAATATTTAACCAGTCATCATATACAACACATTGATGTCCTCGATACCCATTCCAAAACTTACTACCCGGCATTCTTGTATAGATAGTCTCACCTTCATTACGTAACCCTACATAGTCTAATAACTGATTTACCATTTCTTTTGAGCAATAGGATTTACCTATATTAGATTCTCCAACAATACAAATAACAAAAGGCTCATATCTAACAGGAGAACATGATAAATCAACAAATTTCTCGGTCCCTTTCTTTATAATATCTCCCGTTAATTTTAATAATGTTGGCAAACCAGGATTCTCAATACGTACAGACACTACTGCATGTTGAATTTGATAAGCACGTAAAACTGTTGTCCAAAATTTTAATCTAAATCTAGCATCATTAAATAAATGTGCATTAGCTTCATTAAGACACGTTTGTGCAGATAACACAAATTCTTGGATTATAGCACTATTGGAACTTAATAGTTGTAGAGATTTAACACTTGGGTCTACTAATCCTAACACATCCATTATCATTAATTTTATACATTCAAATGTTTTCATAACAAATTGCAAAACTTGATTCATATAAGCAACTCCCTGAGCTGTTGTAAACCTTGTAATTAACAGCTGAAATCGAGATGTATACTTATTAGTATCCAGCATTACACCTGCAATTGTACCTATCATAGCTGCTAAAACACCTACTAAAGTAACGTCATTTCTATCAGACTGAACTGTTACTGAACCTTGCACCAAATTTGATATTGCACTTGCAATTTTTGATATAAAACTATACAATTTATCAGTATTAAAAATTTTTGAAACCAACCGTACTATTCCTGCTCCTATAGCTACCCAAGAATTCGAAAACCATGCTACAAATACATCTATAACAACATCTTGAACGATATTTTGAATTCTCTGTAAATTTGGTACACGAGACGTAAGTTTTTCCAATATATGTTTAACTTGTTGAGACAAGATTTCAACAGCATTAGCCACATTATCTACTTGTTCATTAATCTTACCCATAGTACTATTTGCGTTAGCTCCTACACTTGTCCACTGATTAGCCAATTCTTCTACTTTATTACTAATAGATACAGCACGGGAAATAGCTACACCTGTAGCTAATGGTGGACCTACTACCGGTACCGCTGTTAACATTGTTGGCCATAAATATTTACCCATCGAGACGGCTCTACGTAAGTAAGAGTCGTCATTAGGCTGAAAATCCATCTGTACACGAGCATGACGATCAGGAAAACTATATTCACTTTCTTTACTATAACCTTTAACTGGCCCATAAAAATTTGCTAATTCAAAATCATCACCAGCTGACCACCAAACTGTAACAATACACTCTGATCTTGTAGAGATAACTAAATGACCACAATTAGTATCGCCTTTATCGCGCCATGAGTAATTTCGTTGACCATCTTCGTCAAACATTAAAGTCCAACAGTTTTCTGTATCGTATGGTGTTTCCACTGTTACTACAGGATTGATACGAGGAATAATAAATTCTGTCGTTAAACCACTTGCATAGATAGGTCGTGCTGCATTAGCATCTTGAGCTCCCGCATATAATGATCGATTTCCAATTAATCTTGTACCTGTATGTGGAACATAAGTTACATAAATGGGTACATTTACAGTAGCACCGTACTTCCCATTAGTAAACTTATCTCCTGCAGATTCTTCTACAATAATAGTATACCTATTACACCCTCTCCAAAACCTAAATAAGTTTGCAAGATGTGCTTGAGGCGAAACTCCTACTAATTGAGACCATTCTTGTTTTACATCTTTATTAAATTGCATAGCAGCACTAGGTGGCATAATAGGTATAAAATAACCAGTATTACCTGCTGAAGTTGGATTAACTGTAGCTCGATGTATTAATAATACAGGGCGACGCATAATGTCTTTAATTGAAACTTGACTATCATTTGTTTGCACATCTAAATTAAACCTCCCTGATCCAAAATCTAACGTCGGATCTTTATCTTCTTTTTCACCAGTATCCATCTGCACACGAACATTTGTTTCTTTATACTCATTCCATTGATTTGCAACATCTGTAGGTAAAAATTTATGTGGATGTTCACTAACATCTCTACGTTTACGTCCTACTTCATTAGTTTGCTTTGGTTCCTCAGGTGCATAACTATCTGCTGGGAAATTATCCATTATAACATTTACGTTTGTATGTACAAAACTTGACTGTTTTAATCCATGTACCATAAAATTTTTTCCCCCACGCCAAAATAATAATACATCTATTTCCTGAGGAGCTGATGAAACAGGGCGTAATTCATTAATTATTTGAATATTAACTATTGTTTTACTCTCAGGATACACCACTAAACTATTCTTCCTAATTTCATCAGTTCCCAATGGCGCATTAAGCATAGGATTATAAGGAAGTCCTGCAGTTCTACGCCAAACTGTATCGTAAATATATGGTACAGTAAAAGAAAAACTCTTTTGTTCACCTAAATGAAAAGTTTTTGTATAAGTACTAGCGGCATCACATTTTTGACTATTTCCTGATCCCTCAGCTGGTCTACCAAATTCTATAGATACCATTATAGCCCCTGTATGGAAAGAATTACTAACGAAATCTAATCGCATTTCTATTGGTCCACTCCAAAAATTATACATCGCACATACATATTCTAATGGTGTAGGTACTCCATCGTATTCAGCATTATATTTCCTACACGTCGGATCGACTACAAAAGATCCTAAGAAATCCCCTGAGGGTTTCATTCCAGCTTTCCACACAAAAGCGCTACGTAAACCCCAAATATGAGCAATATCTAACACTGTTTTAGGATCATCTACATATGGATGTACACAATGATAACTAGTCATTGAATATGGGTTATTTTTTAATGGAACTACATCCATTAACCCCTTACCTGTTCCAAAATTTAATTTAGGTCTCGGTATATTAATAATAGATTTCAAAGTTGTAGGTTTATCTCTATTATCAGTAGATCCTAACCCTCTCAATAATTTTTCAGCTCCACCCAAAACTACTTTCAATTCTTTAGACGGTAACGCATTCATTAGAGCTCCTACTGTATCCATTTGTACTTTAACTCTATAACTCATTCCTGCAAACTTTGCTTTTACAAATCGAGCAAATGGTCTAACATTCATTTCTGTAGCACCTCCTGCACCCGTTCTCAATGGTGATAAAATTTGAACATATACTGAAGCATATTTAGATGGTCTAATTCCCACTGAACTACTGTCATTCTTCACATTTCGCATTAAAGCGCGATGATACCTAAATGGAACTTTTACAGTTACTTCATTATTAGAAGCTAAATCAATAATTGCATGAGGTCGACTTAAACCCGCTTGTAACGTATTCTGTAATGAATCGGCTTGATACGAATCAAACTTAACAGAAACTAATAACTTTCCACAATGAAATTTGTTAGCATTAGTTACAAATCTCATTTCTATACTCAATTCAGAGTAAATAAAAGCCTCAAATGGCAACAAATTAATAGACTTACACATTTGTTGAAATAAAGTTTCTGGTAAATAATATGTTGCAACAAAATCCTCTATTTTACCTGCTGTAGTAACCTCTAATGTTGTTAAAGGCATCCAACGACCAACACATTGTGCAAAAGTTTCTACTGGTTCCGATGATACAATATTAATAATATCTGAGCCTGTTGTAACGAATGTTGATTGTTCTCCTTCATCTCGTGTAATAATTGTATTACTACTTTTATCACTTTCTTGAATAGCTAAACCCTGTTCAGATTCTTTCGGATTTTCGCTTTCCATTTGTACCCGAGGTTGAATTATATCCAAATACAAACTATAATTACACATTTCTTTAGCTCTACTAATACTGCGTCCAATACCCACCGCTTTCAAAACTCTCTCCATGATGAATAGTGATCGCTCGTAGTACCACTCTCTTCGTCCACTTTCTCCACCTTGTTGTTGGGTGATTTTCTCATGCAACAAACCATTAGCGTAACACCAATCATTAACACGAGTGGTATAGCTAATATTTGGATCATAATTCGCGTACCCGGCGGTAACGAATTTACCATATCCTGCCACATCAACCTTAAACGCCTCAATTGAATTCTCATATTTTCCCAATACTGGGATTCGGTACGATTGTTCATCAACACAGTAGTACCTACATTGGGGAGTGGAATTAACTCGACCTCGTCGTCTACCATTTCCTGTATCGTTCTTGACATTGTTCATTTTCAATTAAAATTTATATGTTTAAAAGATAAAGTTATTTTATAAAATATTATTTTGTAAAAGTCTCTAGTAAAATTATTTCTTATATTTTGTCTGCATAAAAGGTTTTTAAAATTTCCGGTTTCGTTCACGATAGCCGTCTACCGAGTTAATCATATACACCCACTAAACTACCATAACTGATTCTAAATTAAAGTAGTTGTTCATTTTAAAATTTTTATATAACATTCACTCACTATTTTTGTGAACGGGGTCTTATGTCTATAGTTACTTCCAGTATTTCATAGCGGTTACTTTCAATAATACTGTGCTCCTACATATCATTTTACAACGCCAGTGTTAGCTGGTTAGAGGGGTCCCTATTTTAACATTGTTTCAATGTAGGCAATATTACCTACTTATTAACATAATTCATACATTCCATAACATCAACACGCAAAAAGATTATTACTATTTAAAATTAAAAAGCCCCAAGTGCGGCTAGAGGTTTGCTAGTCACCTGATTAAGTCAACTAGGATATATCAAAGGAACTGTTAGTTTCCAATGTGAAAGGAAATATCCCGGATGCAAAGTCGCAGATTAATTTTAAAATCAC